CAAGGGCCATCTAAAAATGTTTGTTTTGGGTCATTGAAAATGTAGGAAATGGGCCACCCAAATTGTAGGTTTTGGGCCCATGACTTTATTTGCTTTTTAATGAATCAGAGAAAGAATTTATAAAAAGCGCTATTAAATTAGTTGGAGATAGACGTAGCTTGAATGAATAGGAGGTGGTTTAATTGGCTGTTACGCCTTATCAATTAGACTTATGGAGCGGTAACATGTCTAGCCTTTATCAGTCGCTAGAAGGCGAAATATTGCGCCTAATAATCAAAAGATTAAACAACGGCTCAAATAACATCGCTGACTGGCAACTCCAAAAGCTAAGAGAACTTCATTTATTCAATTCTGAAACTGCTGAAATGATTTCTAAAATAACAGGAATATCAGAAAAGAATATCAAGCAAATGTTCAATGATTTAGGCAATTCAACCATTGAGGACATTGACAAATTAGTAGCTTCAGGGCTCCATTTAGCACCACTGCCTAATAATATAGATGAAGTGTTGAGAGCTTACTATAATCAAGCGTGGGGTGATTTGAACAACTATGTCAATCAGACACTTCTTTCAACTAATTATGGTTATGGCTCAGTATTATCAAAACTTTACACAGATATTATCAACAAGACTGTAGCAGCTTTTAATACTGGACTTTTTACCTTTGAAGAAGCTTTAGAGAGAACTGTTAGACAATGGGCACAGCAGGGAATTAAATCTACATTTATTGATAAAGGCGGTCATACGTGGTCTATTGAACGCTATGTGAGAACAGTTTTAAAGTCAACTATGGGAAATACTTATAATGAGCTTAGAACTTCCAGAATGAGTGAATATGGAGTGAATACGGTAGTAGTTACAAGTCATATGGGCTCAAGGTTAGCTTGTTCTCTTATCCAAGGTCATGTTGTAGATTTAAGGAAAAATATTCCAAGCGACTCTGAATATAAAAGTATTTATGATCCCTATTGGAAAGCGGATTATGGTGAAGCAGGAGGACATAGAGGCGTGAATTGTCGTCATGCATGGATGCCTTTTATACCTGGTGTAAATACTAATAATCAACCTATATTTGGTAAAGCTGAAAATGATAAAGTTGCTGCTTTACAAAAAAGACAACGAGAGCTTGAGCGAAGAATAGTTAAACTCAAGAAAAACAAAATGGTTTCTGAAGCGATGGGAAATAAATTAGGTGCTCAATCATGGCAAAATAGCATAACTGCTACTCAAGCAACCATAAGAAAACTGGTTAATAGCAATGAATATTTGTCAAGGAACTATAAACGAGAAAAAGTTTACACCCCTTTAGATACTTTGCTAAAAGATTTTAGATATGACAATTAAGCGTTTATTTATATAGGCGCTTTTCTTATGCCCTGGGCAAGGCGTAAAACTGTTACAAAGTCCAAGTGACGTAAAAAAGGAGATTCAAACATGGGTTTGAAACGTAGCAATCTTGAAGAGTGGGGAATTACTGACAAGGATGTGATTGATAAAATCATGAATGCCAATGGTGACAGTATTAATGAAACTAAGGCAACTCTTGATAGTGAAAAAACTGCCCTTCGAACTCAACTGGATCAGCAGACTTCTGAAATCGAGGAATTAAAAAAATCAACTGAGACAAGTGCTGAAACAAAAAAAGCACTTGATGACTTGCAAGCCTCTTTTGATTCATATAAAACCGATGCAGAAAAAACACTTGCTGAAACAAAAAAAACAAATGCAGTAAAACTTGCATTGAAAGATTCAGGCACTGTGAACAGTGATTTGTTATTCGGTCAAGTGAATTTAGATAACGTCATTATCCAAGATGATGGCAAAATCTCCGGACTTGATGATCAAGTAGCAACTTTCAAGGAATCGATGCCTTACTTATTTCAAGAAGCAGACAAACCTGCAAAACCAACAATTGTCGCCGGTGGGAATCCGTCAGCGACTCCAGCAGCTACTTATGACTTGGCTAAAATGTCTTACAAAGAAGTAGCAAAACTAAAAGCAGAGCAGCCAGAAGTATTTGAGCAGCTTACAAAATAGAAAAAAGAGGTAAAACAAATGGCAGATGAAACAACATTACTCGCAAATCTAGTAGACCCAGAAGTTATGGCTCCGATGATTGCAGCACAGCTTCCTAAAGCAATTAAATTTAGCGGAATTGCTCCAATTGACACTACTTTAGAAGGACAACCAGGTTCAACTATTACAGTTCCTAAATATAAATATATTGGTGATGCTGTAGATGTGGCAGAAGGCGCAGCAATTGACTACACTAAACTTAGTACTGAAACTGACACCCACACTATTAAAAAAGCTGCTAAAGGTGTAAAAATCACGGATGAGGCTGCACTTTCTGGTTACGGAGACCCAGAAGGGGAAGCTCAACGCCAAATTCGTATGTCCATTGCTTCAAAAGTCGATAATGATATTTTAGCAGCTGCACAAACAGCTACACTCGAAGTTAAGGCAGAAGTAAATCTTGATTTGATCGACACATTGGAAGCTACTTTTGTAGATGCACCAGATAATTTTGAAGATGTTGACTCTACGGGAGTTCTTTTCTTGTCTTACAAAGATGCCGCTAAACTTCGTAAAGAAGCAGCAGCTTCATGGACTCGTGCTTCTGAACTAGGAGATAATATCTTGATTAACGGTGCATTCGGTGAAGTGCTTGGTTGGGAAATTGTACGTTCGCAAAAAATTACCGATGGAACAGGTATTGCCGTAAAATCTGGTGCTTTGAAAACATTCTTGAAACGTTCAGTGTTGGCAGAACGTGAACGTGATATTGACCATAAATTGACAAAATTCAATGCTGACCAACACTATGCTGTAGCTTTGGTAGATGAGTCACGTGTAGTTAAAATTTCCCCAAAAGCGTAACCCCCACAGGAGTAACATTGAATAAAACAACGTTATCTCTTGAAGTAGGGGGTACAGAAACACTTACAGCAACTGTAGCACCAGCTGATGCAGAAGATAAATCTGTTCAGTTTTCATCAAGTGATACAGCAATCGCTACAGTAACGCCTGTTCAAGGTAAAGTTACTGCAGTTGCTGCAGGTACAACGACAATTACAGCCACAACAGTTAATGGTAAAACAGCAACTTGTGAAGTGACAGTGACAGAACCAGGCGGAGGAGCATAGTCTCCTCTTTTATTTTGAGGAGGAGCTTATGGCTTACTTAACATATGATGAATATAAAAAGTTTGGTTATCAAGAAGTTACAGAAGAAGAGTTTAAAAGACTTGTAGTACGTGCTTCTGATTTTATTGATATTCGCACAAGGAATTTCTATAGGTTCCATGATTTAGAAACTGATATAGAATTTCGTGCAACTCAGTTCAAGAAAGCTATTGCCTTGCAGATAGAGTACATGTCAACTATAGGAGCAGTTTCAACGGCTGATATAAACAATCCAACATCTTGGTCACTAGATGGCGTTAGCGTATCTAATGGTAATTCAAGGCTTACAGATGACGGAACGTCTATTTCAATTGTTTCAGAAGATTCAATTGAAATACTGAGTGAAACTGGGCTGTTGTATAGAGGGGTACCTTCATGAGTTATTATCAATTACCGCCTATAAGGGCCTTCCCGCATAGTATTTCTTATAGAGAAAAAACAGGAGAAGATGATTATCAGAAACCAACTTACGGTGAAGAAATTATCATTGAGCATGTTTGGTTTAATCTTGCCTCAAGCTTTTCACGAAGTGGAAATAACTCCACTGAAAAAGCTCCCAACTCCTCCATAACAATGTTTAATCGCTATTGTGATAATATACCCAAATTTGAAAATAATACTCCAGTAGTATTTGAAGGTAAAGAATACAACATTGTTTTAGTCAAAGAGCTGATTTTAAAGGGTGAATCAATTGGTTACCGCTTGGAGGTTGTTTGATGGCTATTAAAGTTGATTTAAAGGGAGCAAATAGGAAGCTTTCCAAGCCGAATCTAGAGCGTGGACTTTATGCCATGACGAATCAAGCAATGGCTGATATGAATCCTTTTGTTCCTTTTAAAGAAGGAGAACTAAGACAAAAGGTGCATGCTACAAAGGGGAGTGTAGTTTATGAATCAAAGCATGCTAAAAGACAGTTCTATCTCCAAGGTAGAAAATATACCACTCCTGGTACGGGTCCTCGTTGGGATTTAAAAGCAAAGTCTAGATTTAGGGGTTCATTACCTAAAGCATTTAAGAAAGGGGCAGGTATTTAATGGATTTCATTGAACGACTCAACGATAGTGTGAATTCTATACAGAGTCTGCCTATAAAATGTATTTTAGGCTATCTGAAGCCAGAAGAATGTCTTGTTTTATATCCTCTCCCTGGAGGACAAGTAGAACGAGAATATTTTGATGGTACAAAAGACCAATTACTCAATTATGAATTTGTTATGAAGTCTAAAGACCAAGAAAAAATTCATGAGACACTTTGGCAAATTCAATCTCATTTAGAAGGGCTATCATTACTTTTGAGTAATGACGGTTCTTTTGATTTTGAGGGGATAAAAATTACAAATAAGCCTTATATAAATGATGAAGATGAACAAGGATATTATATCTTTATCTTAGATATACAGGCTTCAATTACAACGTTTAATATGAAAGGATAATTAAATGGCACGTTTAAAAAATGCTCTGCGAGCGCACTTTATTGCCCCAGTCACAACAACTGGTGCAGAACCTGCAGAAGATGATTACTTGGAACTTGCAAAATGGATTTCTGGAGTAACAGATGACACCGATGAAGAAACTGATGATACAGGATTCTATGATGGTGACGGTACTAAAGAAACTACTGTAACGGGTGTATCTGGTGCTTATACTTTTGAAGGGTTTTACGATTCAGAAGATCCAGCACAAGCTTTAGTGGCATCGAAAAAATATAAAATCGGAGATGATCGTAAAGTTTGGCATAAAGTTATTTCAGCAGACGGCAAGAAGCAATGGACAGGAATTGCGACTTTGTCAGACATCAAAGCTGGTGACGGAGATGCGACAGACTATGAAGCTTTTGGATGTAAGGTTACTTATAACCAACTTCCTGTGGAAAAAGTTATTACACCCTAATGCGCCCCAGTCTGTAACTGGGGTTATAAATAGCGATGGTTCAATTAATTTAGACTGGGATACGGTAACTGAAGCTCAGTCTTATCTTATTCATTACAGTGGAGCAAATCAATCTGATCCAAAAGATGCGAAGTTCATGGGATATTCCGAAACGAATTCTTGGACACTTGCATCTAAAGATGTACCAACTCTTGATACTGGAGATAAAATATATCTTTATGTTCAATCTTATAGGGAAAAGGGAGTTGGAGCAGATGATGTCGCCAAAGCAGCATATCTTCACGATGGAGAATTCACAGGCTCTGCTTGGAGTACCGTAGTAACGCTAACCAAAGAATAAAAACAATGAAAGGCTAGGAGCATATTTCCTAGCCTTTATTTTTTAAGGAGAAAATATGAAACCAATTCAATTACGTAGCAATTTTATCGAAGCGCCATTCAAGGATGATGATGGCAACATCTCTTTTATTATTCGATTTGATCGCACCGATGAAAATATTGAACGCTTGATGAATTTCGAAAAGGAATTTGAAGAAAACAATAAAGAATTTAATGAAGAAACCGCAACACGAGAGGAAAAGAAAGAATATGTAAAAAATGTCGTCGACTCACTTCTTGAAAAAGGCTCATTTGACAAACTCTATAATTTTAATCCGTCGCTTGAGATTGTGATGGGTTATTTATTCCAGATTGTTATTGGAATAAAAGAAGAATTGGAAGCAGAAGATCTTAAAGCTCTGGAAAATAAATATCTGAAGTAGGAGGCCGACTATGTTTTCTCTTTACGAAGAATTACAAGATGAGCATGAAGTGAATGGCATGAAACATAAGATTAACGTGTCATTTGATAATATTCTCAGCTTAATTGACATGTTGAAAGAGAAAAAATTGTCTGACCGACTAAA